CAAAACGCTTACCTAAAGACACTTGATACAACAGTTAACGCAGCTCTAGTAACTGCAGGTACTGTTGCAACAACTGCACAAGCTGCAACATCAGCAGGAATTATTGGTTATACATCAGAGGCTGCACGTCTCGTTTATGAGGCAACTGGCTACTATGCAAATAACTACATCGCTAATGGCGCACAATGGCAGCTACTACTTGGCGCATCAGATACAACTGGCCGCCCAATCTACTCAGCATCACAGCCAATGAACGCAGGCGGTCTTACACAACCTGGCTCAATTCGCGGTAACGTGCTTGGTCTTGATCTCTATGTTGATAAGAATTTTGCAGCTACAACTGTTGTAGATGACAGCGCAATTATTCTTGCACCTGAGGCATTTACCGTATATCAGAGCCCACAGGCTTACATGTCTGTAAATGTTGTATCTAACTTGCAGGTTCAGGTTGCGATCTACGGCTACATGGCAACTATTGCCAAGATGCCTAAGGGAATCATCCGTTACAACTTCACCTAAGCAATAACCCTAATAGTGGGTAGGGCCTTAGCCCTTGGCCCTACCTACCTAGAGTAAGGAGTACCGAAATGGCAGCAACGTATGTAACTATGGCCGAGTTACGATCTAACCTAGGCATCGGTACGCTCTACTCGGATTCAACTGTTGAGGAGTGCTGCCAAACGGCTGAGGACTTACTTAACAGCTATCTTTGGTTTGATTCCGTGCCTGTAGTCGGGACAGCGTTAGTATCTAACGTAGCTACAGTAATGTTGGCCAGCCCTGGGATTTTTACTACAGGCGAATCTGTAACAATCTCAGGTGCTGGTTCAACTTTCAATGGCGCATTTACAATTACTGCAACACTGCCATGGAGTACAGGTACTGCAAACATATTGCCTGCTTTCAATATGCAGCTCAACTACTGGCAATATCCACAGGGCTATAGCTTTATCCAATATGCCAAAGTTGCTGCAGATCAGAATTTCCGTCGTGTGTTGCCTTATGGCCGTGGCGTAGGTACTGACACAAAGACCGCTTCATACGCCACCACAGGGGCCGTACGCGAGGCTGCTATGTGTCTAGCTGTAGATATTTGGCAGGCACGCCAAGTAAGCCAGACAGGCGGCGTATCGATAGATGGATTTAGTCCGTCGCCATATCGTTTAGGTAATTCAATGATTGGAAAAATCAGAGGAATTATTGCCCCGTATTTATCACCTATGGGAATGCTGGGCTAATGACGGCGGCCCTGACTACGCTACGCGGCACTATTGCAACGGCGCTCACTAATGCAGGTGTATGGAGTGTGTTCAGCTTTCCACCTGAGACAATTCTAGCCAACTCGGTAGTAGTCGCTCCCAGTGATCCATACATTGAGCCAAGTAATAACTCACAAAATCTTAACCCTAAAGCCAATTTCAATATCATCATGACTGTACCTATGTTTGATAATCAGGGCAATCTTGCAGGCATCGAGGATACTATCGTTGCAGTATTCCAAAAATTATATGCATCAAATCTTACTTACAACATCAGTGCAATAACCGCGCCGTCGGTCTTAGACGTTGCTAGCGGATCACTGCTCACTGCATCTTTCCAACTATCCGTACTAACAACCTGGAGCTAAACATGCCATACCCAACCGAAGCCGATTTAGAGGTTCTAAAGAAATTAGGACTTGCAGCACCTGACGTTACACCCACTAAAAAGAAAGATGAGGAATAAGTAAATGGCAATCTATTTAGACAATAACGTTGGCCTGAAAATTGCCACGGTTGATTTGAGTGAGTACATCACTTCAATTACACTTACACAAACTTTCGATGAGGTCGAGACAACAGTAATGGGCGCAACTGCTCACCAATTCAGCAAGGGCCTAGAGTCCAGCACACTAGCTGTTGATTTCCTCAATGACTGGGCGGCTTCTAAAGTTCAGGCAACACTACAGGCGGCTTATGGCACAAGCGTTACGGCACTGATAGTGCCAGTACGCGCAGCCTCAGCTACACCTATTAGTGCGACAAATCCTTTATATACGGTTTCAATCTTAATAAATAACCTCACACCTGTAGGTTCAGGTGGACCTGCAGACTATGCCTCATCCAGCATGACCTTTACCTGTACCTCAACTGTTGCATACGCAACTAGCGGCTCATTTAACTAGGGGTTAGAAAATGGCGCGGCTAAAGATTGTAAGGGCAAGCGGCGAGGTAATAGTCTCAATAACTCCCGTAGTGGAGTATGCGTTTGAAAAGTATGCAGGTCAAGGCATACAAAAGCAGATACGCGAACATGAACGTCAGAGCGATATTTATTGGCTGGCCCATAACGCGCTAATGCGCCAAGAGGTTATACCGCCGTTTGGCGATGATTTCCTTGCAACGCTTATAGCTGTTGAGGTGTTAGATGATGAAGACCCAAAAGCATAGATCGGGGCAGCTTTACTTACCTGGTTGCCCAGTTAGCCGTTGAGCTAAAGATTAGCCCCGATCAGGTGCTGGCGATGGATGAACGTATGTTCAAGGCAGTACTACAAGTGTTAGGCGATAGAGCTAAGGAGCAACGAAATGCCCTCCGTAGAAATAAGAGGTAATTCTGATCTACGTAAAGCACTACGCCGTTTTACTCCAGATTTAGAAAAGACTCTAAAAGCAGAATTACGTAGAGCCCTTGGCCCTGTAGTTAGGAAGGCTAGAGGATTTGCACCTAATACTGATGAAGTTATGAGGGGCTGGCAACCACGTAGCTTTAGTGAGGCTAAATTTCCATTTTATGAAAAAACAACGGTTATTAAAGGCATAGGCTTTACAACAGGTGTTAGCAAAGTCAATAAAAATGGTTTCAATTCCATGGCTACTATCTTCAATAAATCTGCAGCGGGATCTATTTATGAAACTGCAGGCCGTATTGGCCCACAGGCATGGGTAGGCCCTAAAGCAGGTGGCACAAGTAAAGGCGTTAGCCGCGCTAACTGGGAAGGTTCAGGCGCACAATTTATTGAAAATTTAGGACCGCTTACTTCTAGCGTCAAAGGCCGAGGCCGCTTGATATTTAGAGCCTGGGCTGAAAGCCGTGGAGTAGCCGAAGGTGCTGCACTCAAAGCCATAGATAAAGCCACAACACAATTCAATGCTCGTGCTAAAGCTAACCCATTAAGTAGGGCCGCCTAATGCTGCCAGATATTAAGATTGGTTCTAAGTTTGACGCTAAAGGTTTCAAGCAAGCTGAATCAGAAATTAGCAAACTTACTAAAGGTGTCAAAAATTTAGCAGGGGCATTTGGCTTAGCATTTGGAGCGCAAGCTCTAATGCGCTATTCCAAGCAGGCAGTGAAGGCATTTGCAGCCGATGATAAAGCAGCCCGAGTATTAGCAGGAACTCTAAAGAATTTAGGTTTGAGTTATGCAGCTACTGATGTTGCTGGCTTTATTGATAGCCTAGAAAAGCAATTTGGCGTAGTTGATGATCTACTCAGGCCTGCCTATCAAAGGCTATTGACCCAGACAGGGGACTACAAACTAGCGCAGGATTTACTGCGCACTAGCTTAGATTTGAGTGCGCAAAGTGGCCAAGATGTAGTAAGCGTCTCTAACGATATTGCTAAGGCTTTCGCTGGCAATACGCGTGGCTTGATAAAATACGGCTTAGGCTTTACTAAAGCAGAATTAGCAGCTGCTAGCTTTGATGATGTACTAACTAGAATTTCACAAGTAAGTAGCGGGCAAGCGGCCTTAGCTGCCGATACTATTTCAGGAAAATTGGCTAAATTAGATGCCGCAGCTGGTAGAGCTAGTGAAACTATAGGTGGGGCTTTAGTAGATAGTTTCGCGGCTTTAGCAGGTAATGGCGATATAGATAAAGCCATATCTAGGTTTGATGATTTCATAAAAAATGCTACTAACATATTCAAGTTATCTACTGGCGCTCTAAGTATTGAGGAGCTTACAAAAGGTAAAGAGTTTGGCTTTGACCTTAGAAAAGGCCTAACCCTTACTGACATAAAGACTTCAAGCAATAGATCAGCAAGCCCTGCAGGTAGAGGCTTGGCTGCTATTGCTGATAAAAAAGCAAGAGATGCCATCAATAAAAACACTACAGCTTTTAAGGCTAATACAGCATCAGTAAAGGCCAAGACTGAGCTAGATAAACTATCGGCTAAATTTGACCTTGAACGTATAGGACTTTATGCAGCTCTAGCTACAGCTACAACCGAGGAAGAAAAGGCTCGCATTAAGGCCAAGATAGCAATAGTGGAGCAAAACGAAGCAGCGGCTAAATCTCTAAATGCTCTAAATGACTCAGTTTATTTGGCTGCATCAGAGCTGTATAAGTTTGCTTACGGCACAGCGGCCTTACTCAAAGGTTACACATTTGCACCTGGCGGCTTCGACCCAAACAAACCTGATTTCATAGGGCCAACACTTGACTCAATGCCTACCAACCTGCCTACAACTATGTCAGGCGGCAGTGCTGAGGTATTCAATGCCATAAGCGGTACATATCAACCACAGGGTATGGCTAATCAGTTTGTAGCCAATGTGACTGTAAGCGCTGGCACGATTACTAATGAGCAGGGCGTTGTAGATGTAGTGCAACAGGCGCTGCAGGAAATCAACGCTAGAGGCTGGTCACAATTCAAGACTGGTGGGCTGGTCGCATTATGACAATCCCAGTTATCAACGCGATCATTAACTTTAGTACAGGCCCTGCATTTGCTCAGGCCATGATTATTGACCAAGGCATATTAGGCACTAACGTATTTGCAGATAGCGCTGCCGTTATCGTGGACGTATCTAATCAAGTGGACACTATCTCAACTAGCCGAGGCCGTAACGCAGCTAGCGATGTATTCCAGACTGGCACGATGAGCCTACGTATCGTTGATGAAAATGGAGATTTCAACCCACAGAATACGGCAGGGCCTTATTACAACCTGCTTAGCCCTATGCGTAAGGTGCAGATAACTGCTACCTATGACGGCGTTACCTATCCAATCTTTAGCGGCTTTATTACAGGCTATAACACGGTAACACCACGTAATGCAGGCGAGTTGGCTTATACAACTATCACGGCAGTAGATGCCTTACGCCTTGCACAAAATGCACAGATTTCTACGGTGACAGGTGCAACGGCTGGCAACCTAAGCGGCACACGTATTACACAGATATTAGATCAGATAGCTTGGCCAACCTCTATGCGCGATATAGATGCAGGTCTTACAACTATGCAGGCAGACCCTGGCACTGCTCGCACGGCGCTAGCAGCGATGCAGACCGTAACTACGAGTGAGTACGGGGCGCTCTATGTCAATGCCTCAGGCTCGTTTGTATTCCAAGATCGTACGGTAACTGTTAGCTCAGTGGCCAATACACCTACAGTATTCAATGATGATGGCACAGATATTGCCTACAGCAACGCGGTATGGAAGCTAGACGATACGCTGATATTTAACTCAGCCAGCATTACAGCTACAGGCCTTGCAACTCAGACTGCCACCAATGCCACAAGTATTGCCAAGTACTTTATTCACAGCTATAACCAACAGAATCTGCTAATGCAGACTACAGCCGTGGCCCTAGATTATGCCCGTGCCTACGTGGCCAGCCGCCAAGAGACAACCATACGGTGCGATCTACTAGAGCTAGACCTTTACACAGATAACTATGACCTAGGCATAAAGGCAGCCCTAGGCTTAGATTTCTTTGACAACGTAACAGTGACAACTAATCAACCAGGGGTCTCAACCATTACTAAGACGCTACAAGTATTTGGCGTGTCAATGTATATCAGACCTAATAACTGGAAGGTTTCATTTACTACACTAGAGCCCATCATTGACGGCTTTATTATCGGATCAACGTTATACGGCGTACTCGGTACGAACGTGTTTAGTTACTAAGGAGATAGAAATGCCAACATGGCCAGCGGTTACGGGTGACGTAGTTACCTCGACATTATGGAACGGGCTACCTGCCTTTACCGTGAACACAACGGCGACAGCGGACTACACGGCAGTAATTGCCGATAGTTACCAAGTCTTGCAACAGATGAACAAGGCAACAGCTATAGCCTTTAAGATTCCTACTAACGCATCGGTTGCTATTCCTGTCGGATCAGTTATCACCGTGCTAAACATAGGTGTAGGTACTTGCACAATCAGCGCAGTAACACCTGGCACAACTACAGTGCTAAGTGCAGGTGCTACAGCTGCATCTCCTACCCTTGCACAATATAAGAGTGCTGCCTGCATCAAGGTAGCAACTGATACATGGTATGTCGTGGGAGCTATTGCATAATGTTAAACATTACTACTGCAATTCAAAACCCTATTCAATCGGCAACGGTAACAGGTGGCACACTTTATACATCAGGTGGATATAACTACCGAGTATTTACTGCTAACGGTACTTTGGGAGTTAGTGGCGCTGCATTGACATGCGATATTTTAGTTATTGCAGGTGGCGGTGGTGGTGGCAGCCAAGCAGGTTTATATGGTGGCGGTGGTGGAGCTGGTGGTTTCTTACCATTTACAAGCCAATCGGTTGCTATTGGTAATACAACTGTAACTGTAGGCGGTGGTGGTGCTGGTGGAAATAATGCAAATGGCACAGTAGGAGTTGATTCACAAGTTGGCGCGCTTACTCTTGTAAAGGGTGGCGGTTATGGTCAGGGCACTGGTGGCGCTGGTGGTAATGGTGGTTCTGGTGGCGGTGGTGGTAGAAGCCAATCGGGTGGCAGTCCAACATCTGGTCAAGGATTTGCAGGTGGTGGTGCTACTTCTACAGGTTATGGTTCTGGCGGTGGTGGAGCAGGTGCTGTTGGTACGGGTGGAAGCAGTAGCGGTATCTCAACAGGTGGTGCTGGACTAAATACTTATTCATCCTGGGCCAGTGCAACATCTACAGGAGTTGGTGGTTACTACGCAGGTGGTGGCGGTGGTGTTGGCAATAACACAGGCGGCTCAAACGGTGGTTCTGGTGGCGGTGGTCGAGGATTCAATTATTCGCCAAGCGCTACGGCTGGTACTGCTGGTACTGCAAACACAGGCGGTGGTGGTGGAGCTGGACAAGAAAACACAACCTCTTACTCAGGTGGTTCAGGAATTGTAATTGTGAGGTATCCCGTATGAGTCACTGGGCCGAATTAGATTTAGATAATAAAGTTATACGTGTACTTGTGGGAGACAATAACGATGCAAACGGTGACGAAGGTTATCAATGGTTATTAGATAATCTTGGCGGTACTTGGCTAAAGACTTCATACAACGGCAATATCCGTAAAAATTATGCTGGTGTTGGTTATACATATGATCAAGCACGCGATGCATTTATTGCACCTAAGCCGACGTGTCACCCTAATCTAATTACTCTAAATGAAGAAACATGCCAATGGGTTTGCACAGGTAATCATGAGCCAAGTTAGTTTTAACGGTTGGCCTGCATCTAAAGACCGTGCAGAAATTGGCATAAAGTCTTACACAGTGCCAGGCACTACGGTAAAGCTGGCATGTGCTGAAAAGGTAGCGCCATTACTTATTGCATTTGCTGCAGACTTTCACAAGCTAATAGAGCCGATAGATGGCGGCACACTTGATGACTGGGGCTATTGCTATCGCATGATACGTGGCAGCACTGACAAACTCAGTAATCACTCATCAGGCACAGCCCTTGATCTCAATGCTACTCAGCACCCACTGGGTAAGGCTGGCACATTTGATGCAGCTAAGGTGCCAATGATTCAGGCCCTGGCTAAAAAATACGGCTTAAAGTGGGGCGGCGATTATGTCAATCGTAAGGATGAGATGCACTTTGAAATAGCTTTGGACGCTGTCAAGGTGGCTGCACTGATAACTAAATTGGAGCTAAAGCATGCCTAAATCAACCGTTATTACCGTAACATCCACGGCTGCAATAGCAGTGCCTGCCAATATAGGAGATCAGACCGTGAATTTGCACAGTTCTAGCGGCACTCTTTACATAGGTGGTTCAGACCTAACAACTGCCAATGGTTACAAGCTAGATAACGGCGATAAACTTACAATTTTGGTAGGCGGGTCAGAGGCCTTATACGCAATAACAAGCTCAGGTACGGCTAATCTGTACGTGCTTAGCCAAGTCAATTAAGGGCGCTAAAGGAGATAACCATGAAGGACCAACTAATAGCAGCGCTCGCTTCATATGCACGTGCTGCACTTGCATGCGTCGGTGCGCTTTACATGTCAGGTATTACTGACCCTAAAGTGCTAGCTAATGCATTTATAGCAGCTGCACTTGCCCCAATTTTGAGGGCCGTAAATCCAACAGATCATAAATTTGGCGTAGGCGCTAAATAATGCATCGCTTGGTAGGGGTGGCGGTACTTGCGCTGCTCCTATCAGGATGCGGCTACCAAGGATGGGTAAGGTATGACTGCCAGAATTACGAACGGTGGGCCTCTAAAGAATGCCAGCCGCCTAGATGTGAAGTTACGGGAGTCTGCTCTAAGGACCTCCTCCCCAAAGAAGTCTATGAAACGCCTGTCCCCTGAGGAATTACACGCAAGGCTTATAGTCTTTATTGGCTGCACCTTAGCTGTGGTCTTTGCCCTATCCGTTATGGGTATGTTGTACGCGTTGATATTTGTAACTCAACCGATTAGCCAGCAAGCCCCTAATGACAGAGCTTTTATTGATTTGCTAACAACGCTAACCGTATTTCTTACTGGATCACTGGGCGGTGTCTTAGCATCTAACGGTTTGAAGTCGAGACAACCTACGCCTGAAAAGCCGAACGACACGCCGAACGTAGGCTAAGACTTGAAACATGTCGGTTAGTCGCTTCATACTGTAGCCAACGCCTAGTAAAGGGCTAGGGGCAAACAGTAAGGGCTGCAAGATGACTACATACAGTTTATGGATGATGGTGCTATACGGTGTTATTGCATCAGGCTTAGGGGCAGTATTTGCCTATGCAAAAGGCTTCAAGGATGGACACAGTGAGGGCTACGTGCGTGGCCGTGCAATATCGGCTGCTATAGCTGACAGGAGCAAACTCTAATGGCTACATTTTTAGATAATTATGAGGATGTAAATGCTCGCATCAAGCGCTTTAGAATTGAATTTCCTACGGGTCGCATTACTGTGCATATTGAGGAGATGGATCTAAAGACTGGCTACATACTTATGCGAGCTGAGGCCTTTAGGACTAATGAGGATGCGCTACCTGCAGCTATAGATTACGCATTTGAGATGCGATCAGAGCAAAAGATAGGCGGCCGCTGGTTTATCGAAACATGTAGCACAAGTGCCATAGGCCGTGTTATTGGCCTGCTAACGCCTAGTGATACACGTCCAACACGTCAGGATATGGAAGCAGTAGAGCGTTTAGACTCTGCACAAGTACGCGCTGACCAACATAATCAGATATGGGAGACAAAGCATGGACTAATACCGAGTGTAAAGAGCGATGACACGATACGCGATACAGGCATACCATCATTTGCTGATGCTATGGCTGCAGTAGTTGAGACTCTAGGGGCTACTCCAATGCCTGAGTCCCCAATCTGCACGCATGGCCACATGCTTCATAACAAAGGCACAAGTGCCAAGAATGGGAAAGAATGGCAAGGCTATTTTTGCCCTGAAAAGGTCAAGGCCAAGCAGTGTGAGGCTAGATGGATGGTTATCGATGCTAACGGTAAGTGGGTACTACGATGAAACTGCTCACCGATCTAACCGTTGAAAGCGCCACTGAGGCACAACTGACTGAGGCCCTATTCATTATTACGGGTGAGCTAGATAAACGCCTACAAGAGGGCCGTACGCCGTTAGCCTTTCGCGTAGTCATCAAAGATACGAGTAACTAATGGGATACGTCGAGGCTATATTTCCTGAGGGCAACGCAGTACGCATACAAAATGGCGATGTTCTAAAGCTTGGCAGACTCACCTACTGTGATGGCTGTCAGTGCTATGAGATTACAGAGTTTGGCCGTGAAATCACTGATGAAAGCGGCACTTTAGGTGTGCTGTGGATGTGTGGTAAATGTCTAACATGATCCCGATAACCCTGGACTATGAGACACAGAAAATGTGCGTAGCTGCAGGCTTTACTAGAGCCATGGCCTATGAAAAGCAATACGAGGGCCTAAGCACTAAACGTAATTGGCATGTAGAAAAGAATCGCATAACCTTTATGGAGTTTGTAGCAGTACAAGCTGATGCGGCTGCCGCTGAGTGCGCTGTGGCGTACTACCGTGGCATCAAGGACTTTATGCCTAAATTCAACACCTTTAGAGACACGGCAGATGTGGCTGACAACATAGAGGTGAAGCACTCACGACACAAGGCAGCGCATTTGATTTTATTTCCTGATGATCGTGCAACTGATGTAGCTGTGCTAGTTGTCGGCACAATGCCCCAGTACTACATAGCAGGCTGGATGCCTATACACATGGCGCAAACTACTAAATATACAGTAAAGGCTCAGGGTAACTATTGGGTCAATCAGGCTGACCTATTTGAGATGCGCTACTTTGGAAAGAGTAATTATGCCAATCATGCATGAGTGCAGGCTATGTAAGAAAATAACTAGGCAGATTATACGCGTCGTCACTGACAGACTGCCGCCTAACGTGCATGTACTCCAATGCACCGTGTGTAGTGCCATGGGCGTAGCGATGGTTGAGGTAGCCGATGCCTAGCTATGAGTACGCATGCTTTGAATGCAATATGAAGCTGACCCTGACACGATCTATACATGAGGAGACCATGCCTATGTGCTGTGGTGTGGCCATGAGGCAGGTCTATTACGCCCCTAGCGTGGAGTTCAAGGGCGATGGATGGGCAGGTAAATGATGATTAGTTATCCACAGGCGTTATCCACAGGGGTTGTGGACAATGCGACACACCGAGGTAGATGCTTGACAACATGGAGCTATATCTCATTATACTTAAAACAATCTTTTACGTATTTAAACAGTAAATTAAAGATAAATAAAAAAACAATAAATGCTTTTCAAGTACTTAAAAACGGGATAGTTATGTCAATAATCTTGACAGCGATAACACCTACAGCAAATGCATATGATCCTAATACTGAGTTATATAAGCTCTACACTCATATGAAATTAGGTGATGATAAACAATATAGATGCGTCGTTATATTGTGGCGTTTAGAGTCTCAGTGGAATCCTAAGGCAGCTAATAAACACAGTAGTGCTAGAGGCATACCACAACTGCTAAAGATGACTGAGACTAATCCCTATAAGCAGATTGACTTAGGCCTAAAGTACATAGCACATAGGTACAAAGGTGATACATGTAAAGCACTGGCATATCATATGAAGCATGGACATTACTAAATGAGTACTAAACGCGGTGACCCTAGAAGCAAACGTAAGTACAAGTTAGTGCGTTTGCAGGTCTTGGCTAGAGATGAGTACACATGTCAGTACTGCTACTCACCTGATGCAACTACAGTAGATCACATAGTTCCTGTTAGTAGATCAGAGCCACACATGGCCTACGATCCATCTAACATGTTGGCCTGTTGTGTTCGCTGCAATAGCAGTAAGGGCAGTCGCTCACAACGCTCTTTTTTAGCCAAGAGCGCTACCCCCCCTGTCTTTTCGTCCTCTTTATCCCCGAAAGTGGTCGAAACGGTTCACATAGGCCCGATGACCAAAGGAATACAACCGCAGTGAGCGTAAATGGCTAAACGAGCGCCAAAGCTCACAGGGGCTAAATTGCCTAGGCTTCACACGCCTTGGCTCGGTGGCAAATCACGGGTAGATGAGATTGCAGCGCTAGCTGATGCTATTGGCCAACCGCTTTTGGGCTGGCAAAAGACAATACTCAAAGACATGTGCGTTGTAGATAAACAGAATATGTTCATCAAAAAATCAAGCCTCATGATCTGTGCCAGACAATCAGGAAAATCGCACATGATGCGCATGAGGGTATTAGCTGGCCTATTCTGCTTTGGTGAGATGAACATATTGATCATGTCCTCACAGCGGCAGATGGCTAGTAAGTCATTGGAAATAATCGCAGGCATTATTGAACGCAACCCGTTTCTATTGGCTCAGGTCAAGGATGGCAACATAGACAAGGCCTACAAACGCACTAACGGTAATGAGCGCATCATCTTAGAGACAGGTGCTGAGGTAAAGGTAGTTGCAGCTACTACTGACTCAGCCCGTGGACTAACTGCAGATATGGTCTGGGTTGATGAGTTACGTGAGTGTGGAGTCGAAGCGCTAGACGCTGTAAAAAGTACAACCTTAACGCGTCCAAATAGCCAGCGTTTCTACACGTCGAACGCAGGCCATAAAGACAGCACGGTACTCAACGAGATGCGCGAGCGCAGCCTTACTAAAGCTCCTAAGACGGTTGGCTATTATGAATTTAGCGCACCTGATAACTGTGACATATGGGATCGCACGGCTTGGGCGGCAGCTAACCCGAGTTTAGGCATACTCATATCCGAGCAAGCTATTGAGGAAATCATAAGCACAAGTACATTCAATGCCGCCATGACTGAAACACTGTGTAAATGGGTAGGCACTATGACCAGCCCGTTCACACCTGGGAGTTGGGAAGAGTGCGCAGATATTGATTTAGTTATGTCTCCTGGCATGTACACGATGTTTGCATTTGACGTTGAGCCACACGCAGGCAGACACGCGTCCCTTATGGCAGGGTGCATATTGCCTGATGGACGTATTGGCCTGAGTCTGGTCAAAACGTGGGAATCAGATCGTGCGATTGACCAACTAAAAATAGCGGCAGACATAAAAGCGTATTGCGATGAGTGGATGCCTAAGCTAGTGCTATTTGATAAATACACAGGCCAAGGTATTGCTGACCGTCTCTATAACTCTGGGGTAAAGGTTGAGGACTGCAGTGGCAGTGCCTTTTACAATGCGTGTTCGACGTTTAAGGACTGCATAGATAACCGCCGTATTGTCCACGGTGCGCAGCCATCACTAGATGAGGCTATGGATAACGTAGCGGCAAAAACACAAGATTATGGCTGGCGTATTGTGCGCAAAAAATCTAGCGGATCAGTGGCAGCGCCGATTGGCGCAGCTATGTTGTCGCTGCATCTATCTAAGCCAATGAACGAGGCAAAAATATACGCGTGAAACTTGTATTTGTCAGTGGGTATATGTATATTAATAATGCGTGGACGTTTGGAAGCCAAACGCTGCAAAGCCCCTAGAGCTTTTAGCTTTAGGGGTTTTGTCTTGCGACACGCCGAGCTATAACCTGAAATATGCTTGACAAAATGAAAAAATCGCGCCATGGGATTACTGCAGACTCTAGGACTCAAATCTACTAACGTAGAGGCACAACTAGCACCTGCAATTATGAACACTGGCTACGGTGCTGGCGTTTATAGCTTCAACTCAGGCCTATCTAATTTTGGCATGGGTATGGATCGCAACACGGCGCTGCAAGTACCTAGCGTTATGCGATGCCGTAACTTAATTGCAGGTGTTATATCAAGTATTGATTTAGAGCTGTATAAAAAATCTACAGGCGTAGAGCTAGAGTCTCCACTGTGGTTAGACCAGCCAGATATACGCCAACCACGTAGCGTAACTATTGCCTACACCGTGGACTCATTACTATTTTACGGAGTTGCATATTGGCGCGTTACATCACTTTACGCCGACGATGGCCGTCCATCAGGCTTTGAGTGGATTTCTAATAGCCGCGTTACTGTTACAACTAATCAATACGGCGATCAAGTAGATTATTACTCAGTCAATGGTGAGCGCGTGCCTATGTCAGGAATTGGCTCACTAGTTACTTTCCAATCCTTATTGCCAGGTGTGTTAGAAGTCGGTGGCCGTACTATTCAAGCCGCTTTAGATATTTGTAAAGCTGCATCAATAAGTGCCGCCACGCCCCTAGCGACGACTGTGCTGAAAAATACAGGAGCTGACCTGCCTGAGGCACAAGTAAGCGGCCTATTAGCTGCATGGAAAGCAGCACGTGCATCACGATCTACTGCATATTTGACTAGCACTCTTGAAGTGCAAAATATTGGCTTTAGCCCTAAAGACATGATGTATAACGAAGCATCACAGTATTTAGCAACTGAGATTGCACGTTTGATGAACGTGCCAGCGTATTACATCAGCGCAGACATGAATAACAGCATGACATATCAAAATATCTTAGATGGCCGTAAGGAATTTGTGGCCTACTCCTTACAGCCATTTATTTCTGCTATTGAAAACCGTTTGAGCATGGACGATATAACAGCGCATGGCAACGTAGTGCGCTTTGCAATAGATGAGACTTTCCTACGTGCAGATACTGCAGCGCGTTTGGATGCAATCGAAAAGATGCTCAACCTTGGCTTAATCGATTTACAGCAAGCGCAATCTATGGAACAACTAAGCCCTATGGGTCTAAGTGAGGGAGTGGGTACAAGTGATCTTAACATTTAGTAGCAACATCGAAGCAAGCGATACAGAGCGCCGCATTATTGCTGGCAAAATCGCGCCATATGGTGAAGTAGGAAACACAAGCGCAGGCGCTGTGGTATTCGCTGAGGGCAGCATACAAATACCTGATGTAACAGGTGTAAAGCTTCTAATGTCTCACGACAATACAAAGCCAATAGGTCGCATGCAATCAATGCGATCTGATAAATCAGGCATGTACGCAAGTTTCAAAGTAAGTGCAAGCTCACGCGGTACTGATGCAATTTTGCTAGCCCAGGAACAACTTATGTCTGGCTTATCCGTTGGTGTTGAAGTTACAGCATCAAAGCCACAAAAGGACTATCTCCTGGTGACGGCGGCAGTACTCAAAGAGGTAAGCCTGGTCGAAAGCCCTGCTTTTACCTCAGCCGCCGTGCAAAAGATTGCAGCCGCTGAAGGCGATGTGCCAGTAGAGGCTGCTTCAACAAGTACCAAAGTAATTACGACAAGCACAACAATCAATAGCACAACAACCGAAACCGAAACCGAAACCGAAAGTGAGGATGTCATGACGACAGCCCCCGATCAATCAGCAACTGAGGCAGCATCTGCCCCAGAACAAGCTGCACCTACCGTAGAGGCAGCGCGTCCAATCATCCGTCCATCAGTACTAAACAGCCAAACTGTGCGTACTCCAATTATTAACATGGGTTCATACACTGAACACAAAATCAAAGCAGCACTAGGTAATGACGATTCACGTCTTTACGTAACCGCAGCTGATGACAGCTTTAGTACAAATCCAGGTTTTAATCCGACTCAGTATTTGTCAGAATTTCCAACAAATACACGCTTTGGCACTCCATCTATTGATGCATGCTCACGTGGCGTATTGCCAGCAAACGGTATGACAATTAACGTGCCATCACTCGTTACATCTGCAGGCGGCCAATCAGGTGTTGCACCTGCTGTAACTGTTGAGGCAGAAGCAGGCGCTGTACAAAATACAGGTATGGTTACTGAATACCTTTCAGGTACAGTTTCTAAGTACTCAGGTATGAACACAATCAGCATTGAGCTATTAGAGCGCGGATATGGTGATGGCAATTTCTTTAGTGAATTGACAGCACAACTCCAAAACGCTTACCTAAAGACACTTGATACAACAGTTAACGCAGCTCTAGTAACTGCAGGTACTGTTGCAACAACTGCACAAGCTGCAACATCAGCAGGAATTATTGGTTATACATCAGAGGCTGCAC